TTGGTCTAAGCAAATCGCCTTTATTAAAAGAAATATCATCATCGGTCAGAACATTAACCATGTCTGAGCTATTAATATATTCTGGTAATTGTTTCTTGGCCGAATAAACATATTTTCTATTAACTGCGGTAGAGGAGTTAACTGGAAAATTATAGCCTTGTGGCAAATATTGTTTCCCTACAATGTCCCCAAACCAACCGTAACGATTTTGTAAACTTACCGAACCAGAAGAGAAATCTTGACTAATAAACTCTCCGTTGGAGTCAGAACCGGTTAAAGTATCAAAAGTCCAATTTAATGCTAATGTATGAATTTCTGGAACGCGCGTTCCCGCGATTGATGTCTGATATAGGAAAGCACTTCTATAGGGGTTAGCCGGTCCATAATTTTTTACGTCTTGTGCGTGCTGTTGTATAGCTCCGGTTGGCAAATATGATAACCAAACTCTAGTAGACGAAATACCAGCATCGGATTTTTGTTGTAGTGTGCCAGAGAAGTTTTCTCGGTGGGCGCCAATATAAATGCTTTTTGGATTGTTAATAAATGCTGCTCCACTATTATGCGCAATAGAGCCAGTTAACAAAAACTCATTTTTAATAGTGTCTAATACTTTTTCTACGCCATAGAATTCGACCGTGTGGCCTTTATTCGCAGCCGATCCGCTACTGCCATCCGGCAGATCCGCAATTGGGTATACGGATGGCCTCACAGAAACAGAAAAGGTCCAGCGAGTGTCATCGAACACTTCATCAAAATAGCTACTTGTTAGTGTTGGAATAACTGTTGATCCTACGCCGGTCAATTTAAAATGGCATCTCTTTGAATGATCTTGGTCTCTAATGGCATAAACTTGGAAATTTGCGTAGTCATTCGTTGCCCACGTTAAATCATTTTCGGTAGTTCCATTCACTTGGTGCACTCCAAAAAGAGAAGCAGTTGTAAATGGGACATAAGATCTAAAAGATTTATTACGTGTGCGGTCATCAGAGGTCACTGTAGTGTTGGCGTCTGCGAGACTGGCGCGCCGAGGGAAAACGGCTTCAGATTCCATTGTAAATGCCATGTAATCACACCTATCACCGGTGCCAGAAATAAATGATGTAGAATTTGAATTTTCGCTTGATGTGGCCGGAAAGACAGTAGCTGTTTGAGTGTCAGTTATAGCAAAGTTAACATACTTTTTAAATTCTGCTACTGATGAATAGCTGTCTTTTAACTGGTAAGTTACGCGGTTTCCGTATGTGTTTATTTTATAGATCTCATCGTCAAATCCAAAACAACGAATAAGATTTCTAAAAGACTTTTCTGTTCCTTTTGTTTTGTAAATATAAATAATGTTATTATAAATGTTTTGATAAATGCGGTTTTTTACATCATATAATTTTTGCTTAAAAAGCGTTTTGTCATCTCTGTTCCTAAACTGCGCTAGCGAAGTTGCATCGGAAAACAACTCAGGAAAATATGAAAAGCCAATAGATTCTAGTAGTCTGTCAGAAAAAGGGTATGATTTAAAACTCGAACTTAAATAATTTTTATGCTTTAGTTTTGGAAGAGCCCAGATTTGATTAGCCAAAGAATCGAAATAGCTACCAACAATTTGAGTAAGATTTCTTAATGGGGAATACTCTTTAGCTTCATCTTCTTCTATTATCCAGCTTGGAAGGGTGTGATATACTGATCCGTTATTGGAATAGTCATATATGCGACCTTCCTCAAGCTTCTTGTTTCTATAAGCTGCAACATCCGGATGGAAATAATAAAGAATTGGATCTTTAAATTCTCTATCAACTTTGCCTGATTCGACCATTGCTGAATTGGTACTTCTACTAGAAGTGTTATATCCTACAAAACTACCATTGCTGATTCTGCCAGAATAGTCTAAAACAGTTTTATCAACTGAAGAAGTTAATGTAATTCCTTCATTAAATTTATAATAAACTCCTAAATCAGTATTCGCATCATCAGTATTTGTGCCGCCGCCGACTGGTTCAATCATTTGCCGGCCGATTTGTTGAGATGTTCGTTGGGTTTTCCAGAATCTAAATTCGTCTAAAGATCCTGATAGTTTGCCCCATCCTAATGCTGGTGTTGTAGTACCAGAAGGGGCCGCTGCTAAAGCGCCAATTGTTCCGCTTAAATTTCCACTAATATAATTAATTGATGAGCCCGTGACGATTGTTTCATTACACGCGCCGTCGACGAATAAATTGATTTCAACGGCACTTCCAGTATTTTTAAAAGTAAAAGCATAATGATGCCAAGAGTCATCTGCGATTGAAGATGTATCTATGTTGCTTCCAATGGTCTCATATGAAAAGCCGCTGACACCAGACATATATGTAACTCTAAATGGGCTGCCGCTGGTAGACGCGGTCAATTCAACTGTTAGGCGTCCATAATTCGCGCTAGAAGAATCAAAGCCAGTTGTACAAACATCAAAAAGTAATTCTTGGTTGGTCAATGAGGGGCCCAAAAATTCACTTTTCTTCAGCCAAAACTCAACTGTATTCCCGTCTATTCCACCAATTTTAAGATTAGATTCTCTATTTTTAGAAAGGTCCCACACATTTGCATAACCACTTTTATAGTCACCGGTGGTGTCATCAATATCTTTTCCTTTAGAGCGCTGTGATGTGTGTGGGCCGCCCTTTATAGAAATATATTCTTTTGTAGTCGGCTCTCCATATCCATCCGAAGTGGCACTCTGTGCTGACCAGCCTTCTGCCGATAATATAATATAACCATTCGTTCTAGGATATTCATTTTCAAAAACATGGAGATCTAAGTAAGATGAACTTAATTCCCATTGTACACGCTCTTTTAACGAACCATCATAGGGATAAGTTTTATAAATTCTATCAACAGCATCGATATAATATTTCTCAGCAGACCCAAAACGAGCAAACTTGCTGAACTGAGAAAAGTCAACAGGAGGAATAAATCTTTGCTTTTTATTGAAATATTCTGTCATATATTCGACAGATTCTACTTCTTGTCCTAAAGTTCCTCTATCCTGATTAGTTAAAATGGCATCTTTTTCATTAAAAAGTTTTTTGTAATCTTGGCTCATACATTTTCTACTCTAAAATTGAATTGTTCTGGTTGTTCCGTATACTGACTATTAAGATAATAAATAAATTTAATTGCGTAAGTGTAATCTGCTTCTAGTAGGGACATGTCTAAATCAAAATAACTACCACTGGTGTCGTAAGATAGCCGTGTATTGTTGTCGCTCCCTGTTCCATAAGAAATAACATCCAAACCATCGTCTGCGCGGAATACTTTATAATAAGCGTCTTCTACTAAATCAATGGGTGCAACTAGCGATGCAACGCTGTAAATATTCGGATTCCAATCTTTTTTTCTGGTATATAAACGCAATCTAGCAGTTGTATTTTGATTCGAATAGGAAGTCTTTAAATTTGTAATTTTAGATATATATTGCTGATTCGGATTAAATGCCTGGCCGGGCCAGACTTGCGTTAAGCTTGCCGGATTAATTGTTCCTGTGAAATATTCTGTGCTACTGCTATGCCAAACATCAAACACTCTCGTTAGAGAAGTGGATCCGGTAAAAGAGAAGGATGCTGAATAGAGGCCTGTCGAAACATACCCTCCAGTAACGTTAGTGTCCGCGGCACTAACTACGCCGCCGCCGGCACTTAAAGTTAATTTTGAGCCTGATGGTGCAGAGTTATTAGAAGAGCCGGAATAGATACTAACTAAAATACTTCCTGTTCCGATGTCTGGAATGTTTTTTAGTTGTCCGCGAACATAATTATAAAGATAAATTGTATTCAAGTTATCTGCGGCGGGGGCCAATGAACTGCTGTAGTAAAAGCTTCCTCGATTATCTTTAGTGGAAGAATCCCAGCGCGCTTCGATATAGGGGCGTTTAAAGAAAAACTGCGATCCTCTTGCAAAGAATTTTTTGGTATAATAAGAATCAGCTGCTCCCTCTTCTGTCGAAGACAGCCTAACGCCAACTCCATAATTTGATTTTGATCCTAAAACTGCCTCGTTCCCGGGGCTGTTAATCCACTGCTCAACGAGCGGAGTAATATCCAATTCCATGTCCTCGAAGCCAGTACCAAAAGAAGCAGTGAAAGAAGAAGAAGCGTCTACGAAATAATCGGCACCTTCATTTGCCCATGAAGTATAATCTGCTCCCATGGTTGTGGTAGTCAAAGATATGACATCCACATTTCCAGTGGGGAGGGTCGCCACCCCTTTAGTTGCATTTTTGACGCCACTGGTGGCGGAACTAACAGTGGCGATAAATTGGCTGTGAGCGTCTACAATGGCTTTAAATGTGGTAGCATAGTTCGCTGCCGTGGAACCGGCTGATATGTCAACCTCTACTTCTGTGCCGTCCACTGTGGGTGCTGAATCGTCCCCGTCATTAAACCAAAAATTATATCTATTATCATTTGTGTCATATAAACTTATGTATTTGCCGCCGTAATCAGTTCTTGTGTCGGAAGCAAACGAAGCCGTGATAACTTGTGCGGTCTTTGTGTCATTGCGATATACCCAGTTAGCCTCATCCTCATCAGAATAGTCTTCCATATCAAGGCCTAGGCCTTCTTGCCAAGATTGAGAAACTGCGGAAACAATTAAATTAAAGTCTTTCGGAACTGTTTGCGAATGCTTAGCGTTAAACATTCTTAAATAAAAAGACACGCTGCCGGAGGCTGGAATATTATTTTGTGCCCTATCGTAAGATATGTAGTCGGCGCCGGATCCAGTAACTGGAAATTTAATAAGAATTCTTTCTAACTCAGAAGAGGATGTGTTAGCTTGTGCATAGATTGAAAAAACTTCAAGAATATCTGACTGGCCCATATTTCCACTTACTCCGCGAGTAGATAAATTTGCTTTGTAAGCATTCGTTATTGTTGTGTCCGCATCTGCTGTATATCTTTTAATGGCCATTAGAGTACTGTCCCCCCTATGTCGGAATCAGGAAATTTAATTTCAAAAATAGTATCTGATGGTGGAGTAATGTATCGGCCGTCTGCGGACTTTGCTTCTTCTATGCTTATTGGAGAGTCTGCATATAGAGCGCCCGCTTTTGATACGACATCAACTTCTACAACATCTAATAGATCCGACACTGATTTCAATACCTGATATATGTCTGTTATCAAAATAGGCTCACCAATATCAAATGTTTTACTAAAGGCTACCTGCAAGGCAGCAGTGCAAGCATTTAAAACATCATATTTGTTTGAGCCCGGATAAGCTAATACTTTGAATTCGATACCCACATTAGCTATTTTGGCATCTAATATGTCAATGGTATCATTTATCATTCTATATTGATTAATCCAAGTTTTCAGGTTTGATTTTAGCGCGCCATTCGCTACAATTAAAGTTCCGTCAGTGTCTTCAGACATGGTATACATATTTATATTTCTCTGGTTGTAGGAGTCAGTGTCTAATTCAATAGATACCCTTTTAAGTTTACCAAACTTAGAAGGCATGTTATAAGCCATGCTAACATAATCCTGCTTTGTTACGGCTCTATTTTGAGCGGCAAAATTTCCTAGAGCCCGCTGCTTTATTTCGCTAGGCGTTATTAAAGACATGTCTCCTATAACGGGGTCCTCGTTTGTAACTGACAAACTATTAACTACGGTATTTTTCTTATTCGTGTCTAGGGTTTCTGGTGATGTAAATTGTATGTCTGTCGTTCCCACTCTTGTTATGGTGCCGGCCGCGGCATTCGCATTATTATTAGTATTTATTCTATAAACTATTGTTAAAATAGTATTCTCTGGTACGACTCCTAATTTATCAGTTTCATTTAATATTGACGGGTCAAAGGAAGTATCTGAAGTATAATCTTTGCCATGCAGCGCCAATACCACCTCAGAGGGGTCCTGAACAGAGACGGGCGTCTCGTCGCTGCCATACCCAAATTGTAGAAAAACACCAGTTGGAGTATTGTCAACTACAAAGCGCCTGGAAACGGCCACTGGTTTTAAAATATTGGGCACTGTATTTGAATTGTTGCCCTTGTTTAAAACAGGAACATATATTATATTCTGCGTAAGATAATCTACTTCAAAATATTGATTACCGTTGGCATCAGTTACCGAAAGAATTTCACTAACATTTTTTCCGTCTATGCCAATTCTTAAAAATTTCTGAAATTCGTTAACAGAAACTTCTTGTACCGCTAATTCGCCAGAGACTATTTGGCCTGATGCTCGGATAGCATAAGAAAGGGGGGCGCCTGTGTCGGGATTTTGTTCAGCCAATACAACCGGATTAGTGCTTTTTGAAAAATCCACACTTTCTAATAGTGTAAAAATAACATTTCCAGTAGAATAAAATGTTGATCCCTTCTTTAGAACCGGCCTATAGCTATCGTCAGGGCCCGGGAAATTAGTTTCGGCGGGGATGGTTATGAAAAAATTGCATATTCCAAAAGAAGATGGGTAGGGTTTATACTTGTATCCAAGCTCTTTGCTTAATTTTAGTATATTATGAAATTCCATAGAGGTGGTTAAAAACGATTCATTTGCTTGGTAGTCGACGTAAAAAGATAATATATCACCAACGTAAGAAACGGTATCTAACATTAAGGAGCCGAAAGAAGCTTCAGTAAAATCCTTATAATTATCGGGATAATACCTTTTAACATATGATTCCAAATCTGACCTGATCGAATTAAAATCTCGACTAGTATAATTTATTGATGGTTTTATCTTTGGCATCTCTAATTTTCCTTATTAATTAAAAATCAGTGGGAATAGTTAATTCCAGAGTATCATTGAAGTTTAAATTTGAAATATGATACTCTATTTGTAATGTCATATATTGAGTTGATTTATAATTATGTGTTTCCGTTGTATTTAAATTCGCATCGCTTCTATTGATATTAAGAATTTCAATATAGGGCACGAAGCGGCGTGCCTGTTCAACTATTTTAGCAGAAAGGTTTTGCTGGGTGCCTACCTCTGTTTCAAATAAATAATTTCTTGCGCCGACTCCAAATTCCGGATGTATGATTCGTTCGCCGGGGGCCGTTAATACAACCATTTTTAAATTTTGTTTAGCGACCTCTGCTAAAGTTTTGTTTAACTTATAAAAGCCGTCAACAGGATCAGGTTGTAAAGGTAATTTTGGAGAAAAGCCGACTGCCATTTTTTTATTCCTCTTTTTAATAAATAGCAGTTATATTAATAATTGTTTCATTTTTAACTATAAACAAAAAATCTAAGCTTGGTGGCCAATAAAACGGTCAACCATAGCCCCCACTATCCTCCACGCCCCAGCCCCCGGGGGGTGTATATATATTCTGCGTCAGCCCATATTCGGCGGGGTTCTCCAGGCCGTCGGTGTTCTTGATCATTTGGCGATATGCCGTAATCTGGTCTCTAAAGGCTCCGGCTTTTGGGCCTCGCCAATGGCAAGAGTCGTGTCCGGACAGATTGTTGAAGACTTTAATATAAGATCCCGCGGGCGCGTCGGGGT